CGCGACATGCTCAGAGAAAGGCCCGGTTTACTCGATGACTGAGTGTCAAGATTTTTTGCAGAAAAACTGAGGGCAGAATGAGCGACATCGTTGCCGACGCCAAGGCGTGGCTCGCCGACATCGGCGGCGGCCAACGGCTGCAAACGCACTCAGGCAACTGTCATAAGTGGCACTCGACGTGCCTCGTCGGAAAGCTGATCAGAGAGATCGAGCGACTGCGTACACTCGCCGAGCAAGCTACACCCAGCGATGGTAGTGTGCAGGAAATGTGTACGCTCACAAAGAAGGAGCAGAAGGCCGTCGCGTTTGCCGCAGAGCATTTCGGAGCATTCAAGAGCCAAGCCGCCACGCTCCGCAAGCTGCTGGAGCGACTGAACACCTAATCGCACGTTCCGTCATGTTATGTGGGGCGACACTCGCCCCAAACGTGTTACAAAATCGACAAAATGCGTACGTATTCCAATACGATCAGTCGAATAGGTGCAGCTTCGCCAGTTGCCGCCGCGCCATAGCCTCGACCCGTGCCTTGCTGCCCGGCTCGGACGGCAGCTTATCCGGCGGCGTCATGAACACTTCGATGTCCTCTGCCAGCGATGCCGCTCGGTGCTCAACCTCACGCACCGTGTCGAGCACAAGCGTGTGATCGCCAGCCTTGGCTCTGTCACACAGTTCGCCCTGCCCACCTTTGCGTGGATCGTAGAGCAGTTCGATCGTCCAAGTGATGCGGGCACCGACGCGAGCGAGTTGCGTCAACCACTTCCGCAGCTGCGGCGAGAGCCTTTCGGGCATACGCCTCTTCTTGCCCTTCGCCGGTGGCAGTTCGTCGTCGCTAAGAAGTGATCGCTGGACCTCGCCCATGCAGCGAGTCTGCCAACGCTGTCAAGTCTTTCGGGCTTCCCTGCACGCCGCACGCATCCAAGTGCGATTTGCCATGCTCTCGAACCACAGCCGGGCGAATGACTCCACGGCGTCCGTGCCGACATCGCCGTAGAGTTTCTGGAGTTCCGGCGAGTCGCCCCACATGGCTTCGACGTCTTCCCTGACCTTGGCGATCAGCACCTTGGCATCCTTCACCGCAGCCATCTCGCTCTCTGGTTGCGAGCGTGCTAGCTTCGTCCAGTGCTCGGCGTTCCAGCAGCGGCAGACGGCGTCCACGAACTCGTCAAACGCACGCCCAGCCTTGACGGCTCGCGGGCCGACTTCAGCACGCAACCGGCTGCGGAGGTGCGGCAGCATCCCAGCCGGCGCGTCATCCACCGTCACCTCCCGCCCGCAGGCCGAGCAGGTGCAGCAGGCGTGGACGACGCGCCGGGCGGGCAGTTCCCCGTTGGGCACGCCTTACCGCCGCACGTTGGGCATACGGTGCGGTGCCCGTCTCCGTGGACGATGTAGCCTTTGCCGCCGCAGTCAGTGCACACGGCAGGCTTGGGCTTGGGTGGCTCTGGCTTCGGCTCTGGTGCCTTGTCCGGTGCCGTGGCGGCATAGGCGACGCTGACCGCCGCCGAGGCTCTAGGAGCCTCTTGGTCGATCTGTGCGGGATCAGCCGACAGAGCGGCAAGTACCGAGAGGATGTATTGCCACATGCGTCTCACCATCCTTGCCCGTGATTGATCACTCTGTGCCCGTGCTCGTCTACCCGTGCGTGTACGACGTAGTGCTGCGGCTCTGCTGGCGGCGGCTCGGCAAACATCATCGCCCACAAGCCCAGCCGGGCGAGACGCTGGACGAGTCTCAGTACCGGGCGGCTAGGCTCTGGCTTGACCGGGCTGTAGTCGCTGGTGGCCGCCCACCATGTCAGCATCACGGCGACCAGGGCGACGACGACGGCAGTCTGAATTTCACGCTTGGTCATCGGTCCACGCTCCAGATCGAGTAGCAGAACATGACGACGCAGGCACCGACCACGCTGCCGATCAGCCCGGCGGGAGCGTCACCGAACGGCAAGCCACCAGCGAGCGAGCCGATGATGCCGAGTCCGATGGTTGGCACCCAGCCTTCAGGGCAGCGTCCCGGCATGATCGCCTTGGCGATACCACCGGCGATTGCGCCGAACACGAGCCACATGACGAGCGACATAGGCGACTCCTACTGTGCGAGATGGAATGTGTCTGCGATCAGGCGAGCGGGTGACGGCTTGCGAGCGTTGGCTTCTGGCGGCGCAGGTGCGAGCCATCCGCCGTGGTCAAGGTCTCTGTACTTGAAGCCGTCCGTATCACCGATAGCCCAAGCGTCTTCGAGCATCCGAGTCTCAACGACAGAGCGACGTGCCCAGTACGAGCCGTCTGGCATGTCTGCCGGAACCTTCGGGCCTGCGATCCAATTCGGACCCCACGAATTGAGAATCAACACAAGGTCATCGGGCGACCCGTTCTTGCGGTGCCTAATAGCAATGGCGACTTGTTGGTGCATCCATGTGCCGGATGCCTCTGCGATGCCGTCCTTGTTGCGGACAGACTGAAAGCCTTGGGAAGAAGCGAGCGTACACGGGTAGCCTGACTCTATCGCCGCCGCAAGTTCCGCCCAAGTGCGGACGGCGACGACGTGACGAAGCGGATGCTTCTTTGCCTCTGCATCCATCCTGCCGTTGTCGTTCTGCCCGCCGCATCCATACGCACCCCACTGCTTCGCACGCTCGCCGGAATACTCGGTCAGGTCTGCGGTCGGATACTTCTGGCGATAGACTACGCCAAAGTCACGCAGAAACTTTGCGGCACCAAAGCCGGTGGCACCATCGCTCCACCCTCCATAGGGTTGCAAGCCGTCGCCCGGCTTTCGCATCGCCTCGACACGAGCACCGCCGTACAACGCTTCAGTAGCCGGCACGAGTGGCGGCTCGGGAAGCTTTCCAAGCGACCATGACACAGAGTCTTGGCAGTAGACCCCGCCGGCTGCGCCGAAGCTCACGCAGTCACCGATTGCTTGCCGCCATGCCACAAACGGCTTTCCGTAACGTGCCCGGTGTGCAGCGTCCATCTGCCGATACAGAAACGTATCAACGCCTTTGGCTTCGTGCATCGCCTCGGCACCCGCCTGGCTGAAATACTGCTCGTTGCCGAGAGTTGCCAGAAACGCCTTCGTACCCTCCGGGTCGGGCGTATATCCGAACTGCCCGTCAATCCGTGCGACAACCCGGTGCGTGGCACGCTCCACGAGCGCACCCAAAATCGCCATGACGATGACGAATCCGACAGCACCGATAGACCAGCGGCTACTTCGTGACATCGGCAGCAGCCCTCGACAGGTCACGCAGAGCCGACACCCACGCCGCCCTGCTCTCTGGCGTCACAGGACCGCCGGAAGCACCCACGGCGTCGTCAAGGAACTTGTGCACGGCTTCCCTGACGTGCGGCTGGCGAGCACCGATGCTGTCGCCCTTGCAGCGAGCCTCACGGGCGGCGATACGCAGTTCGTCAAAGGCGACGCCGGTCTTCAGCCGTTGGTCGTGCGTGCCGTCGTACTCAATGCACGAAGCCAGTTCGTCGCACAGAGCCGAAAGCGTGGCAGCGTCGCTTGCCGCCTGCGGCCCAACGAACTTTCCACGCAGCGTAAACGCATCCGGCGGCACTGGTGCCGGTGCAGGCGTCGGCGTGTTCGAGCGGCTCGGCATGAAAGCAATCGCCGCAGCCACGAGCAACGCCAATACGGCGACGTGCTTGCCGTCGATGCTTGGCACCTTCGCCGTAGCGATGAACGCCTTCGCCTTCTCGGCGATCTGCTGACCGGCGAGCAGATAGACGGCGAACGCCACAAGTAGAGCTGTGATCACGCGGAAGCCCTCACAAGAGGCAGTAAGGATTCAATGGCACCAGATGCCAGAGCGAGCACGAACGCCCGCAGGGCAGGACGCAAGGCCGCCCAGAACGGCCACGCCACGAGCGGCAGGCACGACACGGCGATCATGTCGAAGAGCGACGCTACCGCAGCAAGTGCGATAGCCTTCTTCTCCGGCCCGGAGATCGACGTCGTGGCGTCCAGCGTCTCGACGCACAGCCGCAGCAAAGCGACCAGCAGAGAGCCGAACTCACTCCACGTCAGACCGTCACGGGCAAGCACTTTAGAGGTGGTCAAAAACGCACTCACCTTGTGCTCGATGTCGAGGAAAGGGTGTGCGGCAGCAAGCGGTGCGTCAGTGACCATGCCGCCAGACTAGGGCGGCTGGGCGGAATCCTAGACCGGCTCTGCCCGTTCCTGCTCTCGGTGCAAAACGAGCGCAATCGCCGCATAGCAGGCGATGTCCTTCAGCGTGTCTTCGACGCCGTCAAACTCGCAGCGACCACGGCGGAAGAACGCCTTGAGCCGGTGCATCTTGTCCGAGATTCGCAGGATGCAGCCCGCCCACGCTGGCATATTCACGACGTCGGCACTGTTGCGGATGTTGCTCAGTGCGTCCTCGTCCACGCCGTAATCTAATGTCTTGGCTAAGTGAAGCCGCTTCAGTTCTTCCAGCACGGCGAGGAACTCCCGAGAGCCTGGGCGGATGTCGTCGTGTTCATCGGCAAGGATGCTGTCACCCGTCCACCGGATGTCATCCGGTGCCGCTTCCATCTCACGCTGTCCCTGAAGAATCCAATCTGCCGGGATCTGCTCGGCCCGGTCTGCGGCGTACTTCTCGGCGCTCGCCTGCGTGATCTCCCGCCACCGCTCTGGTGCGTCGTCTTCCTTGGCGTGGCACTTGCCACCGTCGCAGCATCCGCCAGCTAGGCGAGTCTCTACCGCTGCCCGCAGTTGTGCGTTGCTGCTCTCTAAATCCGTAAGAAATTCTTGCATCTTTTTCCTTTCGATTAGAAGTCGAGCGACATCCGCCGCCAGCGATCCCGATGTGCCGCACCACTGCCCCTGATAGCGATACGCTCGCTGGCGTGCCTCGGCGATGTACTCGTCAGTCAATTCGTATTCCATCAGTCAAGCCTTCACGCCTGCGACGTGCATGGACGACAGCCCGCCAGCGTGGTCGTAGAAGAACGTCTCCATTGCCTGCCGTGAGCCGATGAATCCGTTGACGCTGTGCCAATCGTCGGGCGGGCAGAGAGCCGGTGCCGTGCGAACGATCACGCCGTCGAGCGTCTCAATCGGTCGCTGCCACTCCGCAGCCTGCGAGTGGAAGTGCCCAGTGTGCCACTCACGATACGGGCACTCGCTCCACTGGCGTGACGCTTCCAACGCCATGATCTGCGGCAGCTTTCGCTTTGCACGATGCCCGTGAGCGAAGCCCAGCAGATTGCGCCCGTGCGTGAGATACTGCCGCCCGGTGAAGTCGGGCTTGATGGTCACTCGCTTGTGACCACGGAATCGCTCGTGCATGATCCGCTGGAACGTCCACGTCAGCACCTCGTCGTGGTTGCCGTTGACGATCACAACGTCGGTCGGCACCGTCTCAGACGACAGCGAGATGATTGCAAGCAGGGTATTGCAGCCCACCTCGATCATCTTTTGAAGCCGCCCGTCACGCTCCAGCGGTGTACCACTTGTGGTACTGCCGTCGGGCCGATCGTAGTGGAAGAGATCGCCAACGAAGGCAATCGTGCGTCTGGTGGGATTGTGGGCATTGCCCACCGAGAGCAGCTGCGAGCCAGTGTCGCCCACCAGGCGTGCGGCGTGGTCAAGGTCGTAGTCATCGCCGCCGGTCGTGCCGGCCCATGCGTACTTGCCGAAGTGCGGATCGGCGACAACCAGCACCTGCCACAGTCCGTCACGCTTCGGCTTGGCATATACCTGTTTGGGTATAGCCCGCCGAATGTCCTTCTTCGCACCGTCAATCATCGCCGCCACGACTTCCCGTGTTGTCGGCCCGCCTTTCGGCTTGAGCCTCACAAACACACGATGCAGTTCGATGCTGCCGCCGTCGCCGTCGCCGCACTCCCACTTGGTCGCCTCGCTGGCGGCGATCTCAAAGCGGCTCATGTCCGCCTCGATGTGCCGCAGCAGATCTTCGACGGTCTTGATGCGTCGGCTCGTGGAGCGTGCTTCAAGCGTGCTGCCGTTCTGCGACTGCGTGACTTGCTCTGTGTCGGGGTTGGCAGCTGCGGCTTTTGCCACTTGATCCTTGGCGATGTCTCGGGCGACATCGTCTCTCAGGCTTTTTCGAGCCATGCGTGAACTCCTTGCCACCCGATGTCGGAGATGCCACGAGAACGCAGGTGGTTGCTGATGGTGCGAGCCAACGTTTTTTTGCGCGTGCCAAGCTCGCCGGACTGCCACGCCCGCTTGAGGGCTTGCAGTTCGTCGAGGTGCTTTGGATCTACTCGATCCCACCAACAGGACGGCCCGTGCCGCACCTCAGACATCTCTCTGCGGACGTCTTCGAGCAGCCCGCCGCTTCGGCTTTTCGTCGTCACGAGTTCCCTCCTTTTTGCGCAGGTTGATCCACCCGTCATCGTCTGGGATGCCGCCGCCGGCGTGCTCTTCGTCGTCGTCAAGCTCCGGCGGCAAGATCACCGCCTCGGGTTGTGGCTTGGCTCGCTGGCGTCCCATGCCACCTAGCGTGGCAGCACTGTCAAGCGGATGGCGTGACCTTGCCCCACTTCCCCGCCGGGCACTCTTGATCCGCCCAACTCAGCTTTGACACATACCCCGCCGCCCGTGCCACAGGGCAGCCGCACAACTGGCAGGCGTTGTCCCGCAGGTGCTCGCACGTCAGGCAGATGTCGTGCCGCCGGATGATCTCCTCGTCGCTCGCCATCGGCATCCCTGCGGCGACGTGCGAAACGGCGGCGCTGGCGAAGTTGCGGACCTTCTCAAGGAACGAGGGAGCGTCGGTGCGGGCGAGGTCTGGTAGTGGTGCTGGCGGTTGCGGTTCGTAGCCCGGCTTCGGCGTGCGTGGATAGAACTCGCTCTCTGTGTCAATCGTCCACTCGTCGCCGTCCTGAGAGACCACGCACGGCATCACCTCGTCGAGCGTGTAGCCACGCTCGGTGCAACGGGCCTCAAGGTGGACGCGGTGGCATTTCATCACGGCAGTGGGTTCCCAAGGGTGAACGTGCCGCACTGCACGCTGCCAGGCCCGACAACGGTTCCGCTAACGCTGTATTGACCTTCGCAGAACCCAAGAACCTCAACGGCTTGCGAAAAGTCGACAAATGATTGCCCATCGAGCAAAAGCGAAAAACCGTAAGAGTTGCCGGCAGTTATGCTCGAAGGCGTGCAGTTCAACTGCGGCTGCGACTGAACCGGCCCGCGATACGAAACGGTTGCGACGTTGGAGCGAATAGAGCCGCCAAGCAACAGCGGCGCAGGACACGCACACGAACCGTTTGAGTAAAACTCATTGAACGAGCCAGACGTTGAAACAAACACCGACACGTGCGCCTCTGGCGCAATGCTCATGTAAAGCCTTGACGGATATGCAGATCCTCCGCCGCCACGAACAAGCGTATATGATGTCTTAATACATGAAAAATCAAAGTTCCATTCACCACTGCCAAATGCGTTGCTTGTTAATGTCGCAGTGTAATTTGTGAGCGTTAGCGTGAGCAGTATTGACGATGGGGCGGGCTTGCCGCAGACGTAATTCCTCACAACGCCACCAGCCGCTACGCATTGCTGATCACTCTGCTGCGACGTTTGACCGCCATTGATACAGCAGCACTTACACGCCCCATCCGCACACGTCGTCCCCACTCCTTTGAACACCTGCCCCGTCCCTTGGCACTGGCACTGCGGCTTGACCGTGCACGTCGTGCCCTCGCAGCACGCGCCCTCCTTGCAGGCTTGCAGGCAGTCGGCTTCGGTAGGGTACGGCGCAGAGAGTAACGAAGGGTTGACGCCTCCCGCACCGCTTTGCTGAAAACACGCCACGTTACTGCACGCTTAAGGTAATGGTTGAGCTGAAAGGGCAGTTCCACGAAAATGTACCCACGCTTCGCGCTGTAATGTCCCTGCTAGCAGAAAGCTGGGATGGAGCAAGTTGGCAGCCAAACGTCCAACCGGCAGACGTGCCATAGTCGCCAACCGAATAGCACTCCCAATCGCCGCGACCTGGAGGAAGCGGTGTTGGCTCCCATTCTGGCTGACATGGGCTGTCCCTGACCATCTGCGACAAGACCTTGAAGTCCTTGCTGCTATTAATGGTGTTGTATGACCAATAATAGACAGGGTAGGCCAGTCGAAATACGACTGCACCTCCACCACCGCTGGATACACCAATTTCGACCGACATGACCGTAGTGCCGCCTGCGGCGTCGGTTGCGTTTTTTGAGAATCTCGCAAGGCCCGCGTTATTGGGGTCTTGTGTTTCGCGCGAAAGTTGATGAACGCCGGAAAAAACTGACGACGGGACTATAGCTTGTCTGTACGCGTAATAGCCAACGCCATAAGGATCGTCTGGGAGCCCAGTTAAGCCGCCATACAATATGCTTGACGTTCCCCAGTTATAAAATCGCCTTTCAGTGCCAGACATGTCACCGCTGCACTGCATCGCAATAGTGACGGAAACGGTATCAGCCGCAGCGCAGGCGTTGCCGAAATTGCAGCAATACCACCCCCCGCAGCACGACGAGCACTCGCCACCTAGCATCGCCATGTGTCAGCACTCCGCAGCGATTAGGATCCACTCAGTGCCAACGTAAGCGATAGCACAAGCCTTGGTGCCGCTGCCGCTTACGGCGGCGAAGTAGTTCTTGACGTCCGAGTAGGTCGTGCCGCTCGTCACGGCATCCGTGACGGTCTTGGTGCTACCCTTCGCCCACGGTGCCGAGAACGTCCCACGCTTGATTCCACCATCACCACCACCGCCGCCAGCCAGCCGCACCAGCGCCCACTTGCCGCTGCCTGTGCCGGATTCCTTCCACAGGATCAGCCCCTCGCCGGTCGTGCCCGTCTTCAGCCCAGTGCTCTCGCACGCCACGAACTTGTCGTCTGTCTTGTCCACCTGCACCTTGCACTGCACCACGCCACCAACCGCCACCCTGCCGATCTTCCCTGACTCAATCGGCTCCACTGCCACGCACCAGGCCGTCGTCGTCGCAGACGGCGCGCCACCCGTCAGCACCGGCATCTCCTCGAACGACGCCGTAGCACCGCCTGCCGACGACGTAGGCGTGATCTCGACTCCCGTGATCGCCAGTACGCCCCAGCGGGCGACGGTGGTGCTAGGCTTGCAGTAGACCCACGTATACGGCTTCAGCGCCGTCGAGCCGGGCACGCCTGCCGTGCCGGGATTGGCACCCAGCACCAGATCGGCAGCGTCCTGCGCCCGATTCCACGCACGGGCACTTATCGCCCCGCGTAGCGGCTGTCCCGGCTCTAGGCGTCCGTCTGGGCGTGGCATCAGCTTGTTCCGATGCCGAGAGTCGAGAAGTTCGAGTCTTTGTAGACCTTGTTGACGTACACCGCCCTTGGCTTTTTCAGCAGCGAGTTGCTCGACACGGCGTCCTCATATCGCACCCACAGATACTCGTGACCCTTTTTTGAGATCCCCGTGATGTCGCCAATCGTTTGTCCGGTGACGTTTTGCGACGCTGCGAAACGGAACGACAACGACCACGGGCCGCTGCCCTTTTGGTCGTCCCACTCTTGCGATCCTGAGCAGCCGAGAAACAAAACCTCGCCCGCCTCAAAGCCACGGAACGCTGCGTTGTTCGTCGTGCCTGTCACGCCAGCCACGCCGCGAATCCACGCACTCGTGACGTAGCTATTCGGCACGTCATAGCTTTCCTGCCACGACAACTGCGGAACGACGATGTCCACGCCGTTGACGCCGTTTGAATCGACGCCGATCGCCCTCTGCTGGTCGGGTGCGTTATTGCCGAAGCGAGACTCCGCTTCCGCCTGCGTCTTGTGTTGCGTCCCGCCGGTCGTGTCGAATGAGCGAGCACGCTTGAGCGGTGCGGTCGCTTCATCATCGGCACCCGTCTTCTCGTAGTTGATCGTCAGCTGCCAAGCGTTGTCGCCGAGGTACGAGACAGAATAAGACTCTGCCATCAGCTGCACGCCCGGCACGCCTGGGTATTGCCAATACCTGCCGTTCGCGCTGATCTCTGCGTTGATTGCAGAGTGCAGCACCGTATCGTCGGCAGTTCCGAAGATCTTGTAGCTCTTGGCGTACGACGACGCCGCTTTCCGGCCACGCCGCACAATCGTCGCCTGACGAGAGTCGCCGTCTTCCACCCAGACTAGGCTCATGCTGCCACCGCCCCTTCTTCACCGATCTTGCGGGTGTTCTTCGCCGTCTCTTCCGCAGCCTTTGCCGTGCGTTCAGCGAGCGACGAGCCAAATCCCATGCCGCCGAGGTTCGCTGAGAACGTGCCGGCGACTTCGCTCTTGCTGACTGACGAGTCAGACCCGGCAGCATTGGCACCGGCAGTCGCCGCCTTTTGCGTTGCGTCTTCCGTCGAAGCGCTTGCGGTCGCCACGTTCACACGCGAGAACGCTGCGTAATAGGCGTCCAGTAGCTTTGACTCCACGTCGCCGCCGACGTTGCCACGCTCAATCAGTGCGTCAATGCTTGCGCCGATGTTCGTCAGGTCGTCCAGCGATGACGCAGACCCGAGAGCGTCCATCAGCTTGGCAGCTGTGGCGGCGTCCTTCCGGCGTTCACTCGCGCCGGTCGTGGCTTCAGCCAACTTTCCTTCCGCCGCCTCGACGCCAGCACGACGGTCGTCTGCTCGCTGCTGGTTCGCCGCCTGCCGCTCGTCCTTCGTCGCCTGTGCGTCGTCTCGAATGGCTTGCTCTCTGTCCTGCCGTTCCTGCTCTCGCTCTGCGTTTTGTTCAGCAGCCTTTGCCGTCCGTCCCTCAATGCCTGGACGTTCCTGCCGTCGCTGCTCTGCACGGGCAGCGTTCTCATCCTTGATCCCTTGAACCCGCTCTTCCGTGTCCTTCGCCCCAGTGATGAACCCCTGCACCCTCGTCCATGCGATCTGGATGCCAGCAACGAGGTTGTCAAAAGTCGCCATCACGCCGTTAGCGATGTTGTCGAAGAACCCGAGGATGTAGGCCCCCATCGTGTTGAGCAGCGACGCCGAGTTCGTGTAGATCGTGTCCCATGCGATGTAGATGCCCGAGCCGATATCCGTGAACACGTCTTGGAACGCAGCCACCCACGGATCAACGTAGGACATCAACGCTTCAGTGCCACGCAGCCAGCCAGCGACAAGCCCAGCCCAGAGAATGTCCATCGCACCCGACAAGTCGCCGGCGGCGACGGCCTCGTAGACGCCGTTGAAAGTTGTCGTGGCAGTCGTGGCAAGATCGCCCAAGACGACGATGCCGTCGGAGATCGCTGTAGAGAAGCCGCCAGCAATGGCACCGCCAGCATCAGAGACGTATCCGGCAAGGCTGGAGAAGGCGCTGGTGATCTGCGGCGCAAACTGCTTGACGGCAGCACCAACGCCCAACGCAGCCGCAGACAAGAGCAGCAGCGGCGCGAGCGGTGCCAGCCATGCAGCGGCGACGGCAGCGGCAGACGCCACAGAGCCAGCGACAGCCATTGCGCTAGCGGCTAGGTACGAGCCAAGCCCCGCGACGGCAGACGCAACGAATGCACCCACGCCACGCAGGGCAGAGCCTACCCACGCTGCCGACATCGCAGCGGTTGACGCAATCGTCTTGCCGACAGCACCCGTGAGATTGGCGGCGTACTGTGCCATCCGTGCCGTGGCACCAGTAGCCCACCAGACGAACGACTTATACGTGAGCGTCAGCCCGCCGACGATGTCGCCTACAAAGCGAGCCATGCCGGAACCAGACACAGCGAACATCGCACTACGCAGCGTGCTCGACGCCATCACGACGCCGTTGAGTCCTCGAAGTGTCGCCGAGAAGAAGCCAGCACCAGCGGAGATGCCGCGATTGAATCCCGTGAAGAACGCAGGGAACATCGCCGCAGCAGCAGCCGAGGCGGCACCGCTCATCCGCACAAAGCCGGCGACACTCGATGCGGCGAAGCCTGCCAGCGCCGTGGTAGACGACGCCGCAAAGCCAGCCATCGCACCGCCAGCAGTGGCGGCGAACGACAGGACGGACGCCGACGCTCCCAGCATTGACGAGCCGATTGAGTTTGCGAGCTTAAGCGTTGCAGGCATCGCCACTAGCGCAAAGCTCTGGCCGACTTTAGAGGCTGCGCCGATCAGCATCGTCAGCGGCGACAAGGCGAACGCTGCTGCCTTGCCGATTCCAGCCAAGCCGAACGACGTCACCTGGAGCGAGACACCAAGCCCGACCAACGCACTGCCGACCGCGACGGCAGCCACAGCGAACTTCGCAAACGCCGCGACCGCTTCCTTGTTGTCAGTCGCCAGCTTAGTCAGCCCGTCGATGAAGCCGGTGATGAACGGCACGACGCTGGCGAGAGCCGGCGCCACAGCGTCAGAGACGGCGATAGCCATCCGCTGCAACGCCGCGAGGACGTTGGCACCGGAGCCAGCGAGTCCAGACATCATCATCTTGTACTTTTCGCTGACCGGCAGAGCGTTCTTCATCTTCTCAGACATCTTGGCGAAGCCTTCGCTGCCGACCTTCGTAAATACGGCGGCAGCACGGACAGCGTCAGAGCCGAAAATCTCAGCCAGTATTCGCCTTGCCTCGTCCGGTGCCTTTGACGACAGCGATTGATTAAGCATGTCGAACATCTCTGGCATCGCCTTCATCTTGCCAGTGCTCAAATCAATGAAGCTCTTTGCCGTAAGCCCGACTGAGTTGAGTGCCCCTTCGGCATCAGACGCCGGGTTGATGAGCCGCAAGAACATGGACTTGAGCGACGTGCCGGCGTCTGAGCCTTTGATGCCTGCCGCACCAAGGATCGCAATCGCCGCCGAGGTGTCCGACAGAGACTGGTCTGCTTGCTTCGCAACAGCAGACGCCTGCGAGAACGCCTGCACCATCTGCTCGATTGACACGCTGGAAGAGTCTGCCGCAGATGACATGACGTTGGCCGCCTGGGCAGCAGTGCCACCAAAGACGTTCATGATGTCAACGAGAACTTCGGCAGCATCTCCAACGGCGACCTGCCCGACGCTGGCAAACTCCAGCGCGGACTGTCCAGCACCGCCAAGCACGTCGGGGAGTTCCATGCCAGCCTTCAACAGCGCCAGCATCCCCTCCGCTGCGGCTGTCGGCCCGACGCCGAGAGCCTGCGACATCGCCATCGACGACGCCTTGATCTGGTCGATCTGCGCCGCAGTCGCACCCGTGCTCGCCCGAATGTTGAGCAGCGTCGATTCAAACGCTGCACCCTGACGCACGGCAGCGGCGATAGGTGCCGCCATGCCAATGCCAGCCGCCGCCAGCTTGCCGCCGCCCGAAGCCAGCGAGCGGCCCATATTCCCGAGGCTTTTGTTGACCTTCGACAGTGCCGAGAAGAACTTCCTCGGATCGGCACCGATCTCAACAAATACGCCACCGGCTCTGACTGCTGCGGAACTCATACGTGTTTCTGCCAGTCCTTGCCGAAGAGGCGTTTCAGGTCATCAGGCGTCGCCTGTCGCGGCTTGGGCTTTTTCGCGTACGGGTTGAGTTTTCGAGGGTCGGCTTTCGGCGTGTGCTTGTCTCTATTCAGGTTCGCTTGTTGTGCGAGAAGGTTTGCCGTGTGCCACCAGTCGTGCTCTAGGCGGCTGTCACGAGCGGCGAAGAGTTGTCGGACGGTCCACTTGCCTGGATGTACTCCGAGGATTCCGGCGGCTTCCCAGACTGCGTCCCAGATGCTCCGGCGAGGCTCTCGATCGTCGCCTTCTCCAGACCCGCCTCCGCTCTGCCGAGCATCTCGCTTGCTACTTCGTCCATCTTCTGAGCGAGAAGCGCGATCATCTTGCGGAGGCGCTGGGGGAAAAAATCGACGAGTTCCTGCTCTAGTGCTTTCGTTGCAGCGTCCAGCGAATCGCCACGAAGACCGTCAAGGAAGTCTTCCTTCGACAGCCCCTTCGCTTCGATTTGCTTGGTGAGCATTGCGTAGAGAATCTCGCCGATCTTTGCGTACTGGCTTCGGAGAACCTGGAACGTCTGCGAGATGTTCGCAGCGTCCACCATGTCGAACGGCACAGCCTTGCGCTCGCCGCTCTCTTCGTCCACGACATCGACCGTGACGTTGTCACGGACACGAAGCGCCGACGCCACCGTCAACGCCACCTGCCACGGTCTGCCCTGGTCATCACGAAACTCACGCATCCCACTACCTCGCAAGAGCCGGATCGGTCATGCGACCTTCGAGCACAAAGGACGCCACGCCATCAATCGGGTCTGTCTCGGAAATCCCAGTCATCACCGCCAGAAACGAAAACCCGCCAGCGCCGCCGCTGACTTGGAACGTCCCGCCCGTGTGCATTTTCTGGAACGCCGTGCCCAGATCCGCTGCGTCGTTCAGTTCGACAGACACGCTGCACTCATAGCCCGTGCTGTACACCGCTGCGTACCGACTGCCGTAGGCGTTCACGTCGATCGTGCGGGCAGACTCTGTCAGCGTCACGTTGCGAGCGCTGAGGATCTGCCCGCTATCGAGCACGATTGAGCAGTCTTTACCCAGCGTGATCGCCATGCGTCACGACGCCTCTTTGATCGAGAGTGAATAGGTCACAGCACCATCAAGCGAGATGTTTTCCGACACGCTCATGACCGTGTAGCCGGTCGGATTCGCCGCCTCAAGCGACGTGATCACGCCGTCGGCGTCGTGGCACTCGATCTCCCACGTCCGAGTGGTGTAGCCAGCGAGGAACGCCTTGCGGCCTGCGCCGGTGCCGACGTTGCTTCGGTTCGAGATGTCGATCGTTTCGCATTCCTCGGTGAACGTCGCCGAGATGATGCCTTCGCCGAATGGAATCGTCGCCGATGCGTCTTTTCCGAGTGTGATAGCCATGTGTGATGGTTCCTGCGTGTGGGGTGGTGATCAGGTGGCGGGAGTGGTGCGAGAACCCGAGACGGAAAACGTCACGATGCCATCGAGAGGTTCCGAGCGTGCAACACTCGTGCAGACGTACGTGGCATTGCCGGTGATTGTGCCGCCGATGGTGAACGTGCCGCCGACAGTGACGCCGGGAGAATCGACGCACTCAACCTCGACGGTCTGCTCGATCAATGCCTTGCGAAACTTGCGGCTTGTGTCGCCAAACTTCGTAACGTCCACCTCGGACGCAGAGTGGCTGACGGTGCAGCTGCGAGCATTTGCGACGCCCGTAATGGTGACGTCCTTGCCCAGCCTGATAGTGACGGTGCCTGTAGACATGCGGTGCCTCGTGTGCGAGTGCCAGCGGTGCGGCTGGTTCGCTCACGGTATGGGCAGGCAGGCGGAAACTAGACCGGGTATGCCGTGGCTAGTTTCGGGCGAGCATGTTCCGCCACTTCTCGTTGGCTTTGCGTACGGCTTCGTCCACTCGCTTCGACCCTGCCATGAATGGGCGGGCAGGATACGTCACCATGCGGCTCATTGTCGTACGCTCCCAGTTCTTGGAGTGCCGGAAGCCGCCGATGCTGTCGATGTTCCAGATCAAAGCGCCGTATTCGTATTGGTTCTTCTGCGGGCCGAAGCTCTGCCCCTTCGTGAAACGCCCGCTGGCGTCACGTCCTGCACCGCTCCTGCCGGCTGACTTCCGCAGGTACGCATTGCGTGCAGCCCCGACGCCGATCCGCCACGCGGTCTGCTTCACGCTGCCGCCGAACTGGTGCAGCTGTGCCAGGCGTGGCTTTGTTTTCAAGGTGCCAATCACAGCGGTGCCACGAGCCGGATCGTAGAAATCGACGATGTCGCTGTACATGAACTTTTTCGGTGCCCACGAGCGGATAGGCTGTCCCGCTGGACGTGGCGTTCCAGCCGAATAGCCCGTCAGGTCAACGTACAAGCCGCCGACAAACTCCACAGGCTTGCCACGCTGCTGACGCTTCTTCGCCGCCTTCGTGATCTTGCCCTTGCCACGACCGATGCCCGTCTTGGCGGCGTTCTTGATGTTGTGCCCAAGGTTCGACAACACCTCGGCGTTCATCTTGCCGATCATCCTTGCCACCTTCGGACGATCAAAGAAGTTGCCCCTGATCGACGCCCGCAGTTTGAGCCGCCCGAGCGTGTCGGCAGACATCTCCCGGCGATTGCCGCCGATCATGCCGGGACGGATAAATGCCCGGCTCATGCCAGAAAGCATCGACGGCATAGCCACCTCCTAGACGGTCGGCGACGGAAGCACGTTCGACTCGAACACCCGATACGTCGCAGTGATCACGGCACGCCAGACGTTTCGCTCCGTCAGTGCGTCGTCAGGATTCAGGTCGATCTGCACCGTCTGCGGGCTGGTCACGCCCACCGGCCACGTCACGGAAGAGCCGAACGAGTGAGCACGCACCTGGAGCATGACCCTGTCGGCGAGATCAAGCATGGCATCAACGTCGCTGTCGCTCTGGACGTGCCGCCCGACGAACACGGAGACCGTGTAATCGACCTGCATCATCTGTCGGCTGATGCGTGTCACCTCGGCGTTGCCCGGCACGACAAGGACGTGCGGCACGCTCATAGCCTCAAGGTCGAGGTTTGCCCAGTTGCGACGCTCCACGACAGTGGACGCAATCGCCCACGTCACGGACTGAAGCCCGTCGGCGAGACTGTCGGCGAGTGTGCGTAGCGTGCTGCTCATGTCAGTAGCTCAGGAGCGTGGCGAGATAGAGCGGGAGGCGGATCGACATTTACTCGGTCAGTTGCATCGTAGAAATTTGATTCGGCCCGCCGTTGTCTGTCGTAGCTTGGAAGACCCACCGATACGCGCGGAAGTTTGCTGGTTGCGACAGATTGAACTGTCTCGCCTGCTGGCTAGTCCACCCGGTTGTCAGCCCGCTCCGAGAGTCAATCTCTGTCCATGTAGATAGGTCGTCGCTGCCGTAGACGATCCACTGGTCGAAATACTCCACGAATCCAGGCTGCGGAGTAGTGATTGAATAGCCACTAATTCGTGACTTCTGCCCAGACGGAAACGCATACTGAATCATTCGGCTCGGCGTGTTGGAAGAGCCTCGCTGCAACTGCGCGACTGTAGACGCACTGCCGTCAAAAGCTCGCCACAACTCCAAGCCAACACTGCCAGATTCCGAGATATTCGATTGGCCCGACACTTCGCCGCTTGGCTCCGTAAGCGAGGTCATTGTTGGGATCGCACGGAACACGTCGCCCGGCGTCACGCTACTCGTCGCGCTGGAGTAAGTCCCAGTGCCAACGCCATTCACCGCCGCCACGCGGAACACATACGCCGTTCCGTTGGTCAGCCCGGTCACGGTCGCGGAAGTCGCGGTCGAAGTACCATCGCTGACCGTCGTCCACGTCGATCCGCTGTTTGATGAATACTGCACGACATAGTCGGTGATCGGCGTCTGAGCCAGCACGGTCGGCGCAGTCCATGAGAGCGTGGCTTGAGCGTTGCCGCCGGATGCGGCCAGGCTCGTGGGTGCAGGCGGCACGAAGAGCGCCCGCAGCGTCGTGTCCCCGCCGCCACCACCACCAGCAAACTCCACGATCGCACCCGTGTGGTCTCGGTAGTACAACTTCCCGTCTCGGAAGTTCAGAGCCAGTTCGCCGTCAGCCAGCGTGGTCGGTGCCGCGTTGGCTACGCTCGATCGCTTCAACTGAATCAAGTCAGACATACGCTAGCTCGTAGGGTTGGCGCTGGTTGGTGGTGTGAACGTGGCCGTGTACCGTGCCGCAGACGTGTACCGAACGTCGTCGATGCTGCCATCAAACCAGAGCGGCGCACCGTCTGAGAATGACCGACCGAGGAGTATCCGGTTTGATGGAAAGTTGGTCGTGTTTGCGACGGGCGATCCGGCGACGGAGCCGTTGATGAAAAGCCGTAGCGTCCCACTAGCACGGCACAAAGCAACGTGCTGCCACTGACCCGCAGCCAATGCCGACCCTGTAATTATCGTGGAGCTTTCGACCACAGTTGTCTGGCCGCTGGATAGAGCGACGGCAACGCCAGCCGCAGTGCTCGTCCTTGTGTCAAACAAGTATTGCGCGTCTACGAGCAGGGCTGCTGGTCGCACCCACATCTCAAGCGTGAAGTCGCCCGTGCCTGGAATGATCTCGTTCATGCCGTCAACGATTTGCAGATAG